GATGCCTACAAGAGCGGCACGAGCCACGAGATCGAGCCGATCGTCTGCGGGAAGATCGGAGAGCACGGCTCGCTGTGGAATCGGACGAAGCTCATCGAGACGCTTCGGAAAGCCGGCCTTGAGGACTGCCAGGCGTGGTCGGAAGGCGAAGGGCAATGGACGATTGGAGTAGCGGCCCGGAAGTTGCCTGCGATCAACACGCTGCCGAACGTGGAAGCGCTGATCTCGATGCCCCGGCTTGCGTGGACCGAGAATATGTTCTGCGCGATCGGAGCGCTGATCCCGCTCAAGATCAATATCACGAAGCACACCGGGGCATTCTGGGGCCAGTGCCTTTCGCGCCTCTTCGCCGAAGCGCTGAAGAAGCCGTCTTGCGAATGGGTACTTACGCTCGACTATGACACGATCTTCCAGAAGGAGGACGTGATCGCGCTTTACCGTCTTGCGACGGAACGGAACCTCGACGCGATCGCGGCGATGCAGATCGGACGCGAGCGACAGACGGTCCTTATCACTTGCGAGGACGCCGAAGGCAATCCGCGTACGTCGCTCACGGCCGAGGAGGTAAACGCGCCGGCGCTCGAAGTCGCAACGGCGCACTTTGGCCTTACGCTCATTCGTGCGAGCGCCCTGCGAAGCCTGCCGCTACCGTGGTTTCACGGGCAGCCTGCTCCGGACGGCACCTGGGGCGAAGGCCGAATCGACGACGACATCCAGTTCTGGCGACAGTGGAAGCGAGCCGGCTACAAGGTCTGGCAGGCGAACCGCGTCCGCATCGGTCATATGCAGGTGATGATCTCGTGGCCTGACGACAGATTCGCCGCAAGGCACCAGTACCATAACGAGTACGTCACCAGCGGGAAGCCGGCATACGCGAGGACTTGAATGGCCGTCGATGCGAACTCACTGACCACGCTCGCGAATCTTCAATCGTACCTTGGCATCGCAGTCGCGATCGACGAGACGATTTTGGAGCGATCCATCGACCGGGCCTCGGCGCTCATCGAGTCGATCCTAGGCCGACCGATCAAGTCACGCAACCTGTACGAATGGCACGATAGCCTCGGAACGGATCAGATCGGCGTAAAGGTGCGCCCGATCAATCACGTGAAGTACGTCGCGTTCGGCTCGCAGAATGCGCTTAGCGTCTCGGCATCGGCCGGATCGACAGACATCATCGCGACGGTCGAGGTGACGCCGAGCCACATCAGGCTTTTCCGCGTAACGGCGACTGGATCTGAATCGACGGAGCAGGTGCAGTTCACGAACCACGAGACAACCGCCGAACTCGCGACGCACATCAACACGGTCACAGGATTTGATGCGTCGGCCATCGAAGACTTCTCCGCGTACCAGTTGCATCCGCGAGTCGGCGTGAACGTGCTCACGACAACGGCTTATCTTTCCGCAGCCTGGGACACGACCGCCGACCTCCGCGTCGATCAGGAGGCCGGCATCATCTCGATGGTCTCGGACGCGTTCCCGAGCGATCACTGGGCGACCGAGTTCCCGGCAGAGTATCGTTCGGTCCTCGTGGCCTACAACGGCGGCGTCGATGTCGTGCCGTTCGACATTGAGCAGGCGTGCTTGGAGACCGCTGCGACGATGTATCGAGATCGCAAGAAGGATCTCGGCGTTACCAGCGAGAGTCTCGGCGACTACTCGTACAGCCTTGCGGCTCGCGGCGTTCTCGTGCAGCAAATCCGATCAATGCTCGGCGCGAGGGTTCGCATCCGATGAGCATCGGATCGCTGATCTCGGCGTATGGTCGGACGATGACCAGGACGCGTCCGGTCTGGATTCGCGATGCGGCCGGCGGCGCGGCTCAATCCACTACGGCCGGCACGGCGACCGCAGCCATAACCGGCTACCTCCAGATCGGGTCTGGCGGCGTTGCGCTCCGCTACGGTCGCGAGAACGTGCGCTTTGGCGCTACGCTCTACTGTGACGGCTCGCAGGATCTAAAGGCGAATGACCTGCTCGCGGTCACGATCGCCAGCGAGATTCGCACGTACCGCGTCGATTCGGTACGCGTGCCTGACGATCGCTCGACAGCGGACGGCCTGTATCACCTGATCGCGACGCTTGAAGAGGATCTGCCGCGTGGCTGATGCTCTACACAACTTCGATCCAAACGAGATCGCTGAGGCCGTGCTACGTGGCATGGATCGCGGTCTATCACGCTTGGCTTTGACGTTGCAGACGACAATCAAAGTGTCGATCTCTGGAGCCGGTAATGGCGTTCGTTATCCGCGCAGCCTGCGACGATCGAGTCGTCCAGGCGAGCCGCCGGCAAAGCAAACCGGCGACCTGAGCCGTTCATGGCAGGGAGCGCCGAATCGCATCGCGACCGGACGCCGTCTCGGCTATCGCATCGGATCAAACAAGAAGTACGCGGCCGCTCTTGAATACGGCACGGCAAGGATCGACGCTAGGCCATACGTGCAGCCGGCAATCGACAAGATCGCGCCGCAGGCCGTGCAGATCCTCAGCGACTACGTGAACGAGCAGATCCGCAAGCTCAACCTGGGGCGACTCTGATGCAAGCGCTCTTGCAGTCAATCGCAGCAGGTATCGCCGAGACCGCTGCAACTTCCTGGTTTCAGGGCCTCGGAGGACGCGTTTACGTGAACGAGGCTCCGGCTGATACAACGCTTCCGCTCGCGATCTATGGCATCGTTCGCGCCGATATCGAGCAGACCTTTGGAACCGATCGCGAGACGTACGAGATAGAGGTGATGCAGTATCACGCGCACGCTTCCGGACTGGATGTCGCGGCAGGATCAGCCGAGAAGTTGCACGCCATGCTCGACAACAAGACGCTTACGGCTACCGGATATGATCGGGTCGTGATTCGAGCCGAATCACGCGGCGTCCCTGCGATGCAGGATGACGCGATTGAAACGTCGTCGCGGTTCAGGCTCACCGCGATAAAGGGTTCCTGACATGAGCTACCTCGTAGGCAATGATGGCGGCGTCGTTCTCGGCGATCACTTCGCGCAGTTCAACGCGTGGAACGGCACGTTCTCGCGGCAGGTCTCGGACATCACCGGATTCTCTGATGCCGGTCGCCGGCGTCGTCTGGGCGTCTGGGACGCGAACGGATCGGCCGGCGGATTCCTTCGTGCCGATGCGACCTCGACAGGTCCGGGCGTGAATACGACCGATTGGCAGACCGGAGGATCGACCATCTACCTTCACGCCAAGGGCAGCGGAACCGTCGCGACGAACGCGACCGGCGTCTGCACGATGATCCTGACGGCGGTCATCAGCGAGGTCGCTATGAGCGTGGCGAAGACCGGAGACGCGGCCGTCTCGTTCAACTGGGCGCTTGCCGGCGGCGCGATCCCGATCGAGCTCTGGGACGAAACGTGAGGCTCTGGCCTACCACGGTCCTGACGCCAGACGACTGGATCGCCGAGGTCACGTTCACCGACGGCAGAACCTATCGCATGGGCGCTTCTCCGCACCTGTCCGAAGAGGCAGTCATCGCGCAGGTGCGGCAACTGTTTGCCATGCGTAACAAGACGCGTCAGGTCATCGACATCAGGCTGAGGCGTCGCGTGCAGGCGTTTCAGTCTGTTCAGGAGATGCACGTAGAGAACAGGATGCGACTCGTCTCATGAAGACCATCGAGGTGAAGAAGGGCGTCCGCGTTCCGCTCATCACGGTTCGCGACATGATGCAGATATGCGAGCAGGCGTTCGAGGAAGAACGATCAGCGCTAGTCGCTGATCTGGACGCCGCTGGTGTAGATCCTGCGACGCGGCTCGAGCGCCTCCGAGATCATTCGCAGCGCCGCGGAACCGTGAGCCTGCTCCTGCTTGCGACGTTCCGGATCACGACCGCGACGCAGATCATTAGACTCGCGCTCGATCGTGCTTCTCTACAGGCCGACGCCGTGCTCGCCGACATGACGCCGGAGGAAATGGTCGAGGCGGCGCAAATGCTTTGCGGATACCGGAAGGCGGAACCGGACGCGGTCCCTCTGGAGCCGGGCCAGCCGACGACCTGACTGCTCCCGACTGGCTCGGCACCGCAGCATTCATAGCCAAGAACTCGCCAGGCTTCGGAGATCCGCTGGCGATGCCGATCGACGTATTTGCGTCGGTGGCGTCAGCGGTCTCCGATATGATCGTTCGAGAGAACGGCGGCGATAGTGGTCGCTCGGCAGTAGACCGCGAAATGCGGAGGCTTCTTGGCTAGTCCAGAACTGAACGTACAAGTGACGGCGGATATCTCGGCATTACAGGCCGGGATGCAATCTGCCGTTTCTAGCGTCGATTCGGCTACGGCAAACATCAGGACGGCTGTGCAGTCTGTCGCGCCGGCTCTTGACGCTGTCGGAAAGGCATCACAGGATCTAGGAAAGAACGTTGCCGGGACGCTGATGGATGCGGCCAAGCAGGCACAAGCCGCGGCCGATGAACTGAAGCGACTCGCTGCTGTGCAGTTCGGCGACCAGACGCAAGACCTCAAACTGCAACTCGACATTCTGCGCGCCACTGATCCTGTCGTAAAAGCGCAGCTTGAAGGCCGGAGACAACTCGCAGCGATCAGAAGAGAGGCGCGCGACATTGATGCGAAGGGCGCTGATGCTGCCGCTCGCGAGATGATCGCGACGAAGGAACTGCTCGCGATAGAGCAGATGCGGCAGAACGTGCAGGCTGTACGCAGTCGCATCGTCGAGAACGAGATTAGGCAAGAGGCTGCACGGCTTGCAGCGGCTCAAGCGAGTCGAGCGGCAGAGCAGCAGCAACTTGCCGCGATGCAACAAGCGGTTCAGGCAAATAACGCCGCGATCGTGTCCCTCGGCCAGAGATACGACACGTTCATGAGAGAAGGAGCAGCAGGAGCGCGACGCGTAAATGTAGCGATGCAGGGAATGAACGCGGCCGCGATAGCCGCTACAGGCGACATCGAGGGCGCAATGATGGCGCTTCCGACCATCTTCGGCCAGGTGGCTGGCGCGGCCTTCTCGCTTGGCGGAGTGCTGCACGAGACGTTTACCGGTGCAAAAGCCGCGGCCGCGCAACTTGAGGAAGAGGTTCGCAAACTGGAGCAGTCATCTGGAGTGAAAGCACAGACGCGCGAATATGAGCGGCTCCTTGCCATCGAGAAGGAACTTGATCCGATTCGCAAACTCGAACTCGAGCGACAGAATGCGATCGCAAGGGCGCGGCGCGAGATGCTGGAGATGACAAAGGAAATCGGAGGAGCCGAGGCCGCGGCTATGCAGGCGGCTCGCGAGCGGCTCATCAACGCGCAGTACGACAACAAGATTCGCGAGGCGAATGAGCGACTCGCAAAGCAGACGGCAGAAGCCGACGAGCGATCGACAAAGGCAAAAGAAGAGATTGCAAAGATCGAGCCGCCGAAGCAGACGCCGATGCAGGCGCTCGTCTCGTCCGTGACCACAAGCCTCGGAGGCGCATTCAACTTCGCGCAGAATCCGGTGCTACAGTCGATTCAGGACTACGCCATCAAGCAGGCCGGATACCAAGCAAACCTCGTGCTTACGGCGCGTGAGATCCTGCAACTTCTGCGGAACCAAGGGACGGTGATCACGTGAGCGTCTACGTCGTCGAGCAGCTCGGAAGTCGCAACGTCTCACGGACGCAAGGCAAGCTGAAGGCTACGCGTACGTTTCACGTCTGGGACGACGCGACTCCGCTAACGACGCCGAACTCGATCTCGCAACTCTTCGGCTCGAACGGCCTGCCGTACTTCGGCGAGCCGTTTCCCGGAACGACAAGCCTCGGAGCGACTGACTGGAGCATCGCTCGCGTAGAAGGACAGAGCGATCTATGGTCTGTGACCTGGGAATATCAAGAGGTCAGCGGAGGCGGAACGATCTCGCCGCCGCCGCCTGCTCCGGACGAAGTCACCGACGCCGCGGTGAATGGCTACATCGAGGTGAACGCGTCGCTATCGGCGTCGCATATCGACGTTTTCAGGGCGATCGACCGAGCGACCATAATCGCGGAGTGCGCGACGAACGGCCGGCACGCTCTCGGCATCCCGGATCAGTTCGACATCGGCGGCACGCGTGTAGATTCCGGAGGCCACCCGGTCTCCTTCATCCTGCGACAGTTCGAGGTCAACATCACGCTCGTTCGCTACGGACGGTTCCGGCCGCGGAACCTGCTCTCGTTCGTCTGGAAGCGGAACCGTACGGCGTTCCTCGACTGCGAGCCGGGCAGCGTGATCTACGCTGGCTGCTCCGTGAATCGCATCGGCGAGCGAAAGTTCCAGTACAACCATAAGTTCGTGTACGACCAGTTCTTCCACATGCGACAGGTTCCGTCTCGCGACATGAACGGCGAGGTTTACCTTGCACCGCATCCGAACGTGCCTGGCTCATCGTGCGCCGAGTCCGTTCGATTCGTGCAGCCGTTCCCAGACCTGACCGAACTCCGCAACATCGACTCGCTCTTTGCGAGGGTGACCTGACATGGCTAACGAGATCAGCATCACGAACCGTCTCCAGATCGCGAAGGGATCGTTCCAGTTCTTCTTCGCGCCGAACACGCTCCAGGCCGATCTGGCGAGCGAGGCATCAGCCGGAGGGAACCAGATCATCGGCTCCGCAGCCGAGGCGCTCGACCTCAACGGAGACGTATCGGCGAACGGCGTCGCATACTTCCAGAACCTTTCGACCGCGATCCCGATCGAGCTCGGCATCAGCGGCTACACCTCGACGACGGCAAGCACTAGCATGATCTCGCTCTTCCGTCTCAACGCCGGCGAGTCGTGCATCGCTCGAGCCGCGACGACGAGCATCTTCGCAAAGGCGATCACGAGCGGCACGAATACGCAGGCATTCGTCTCGTTCCAGATCTTCAGCCCATGAGCGTACGGTTCACGAGCGGAGGCGTCGGACGGTTTGGGTTCGACGAGGCGAACGCGACGCTCGACGCCGCGGACGCGATGGTAGGCCGGTTCGGCGATGCCGGAAAGCCGCAGCGCGTCGAGATTCCGAAGCCGATCGTCGCGAGGCTGACGCAGGATCTCGGCGACCAGACGTTCGAGCTTGATCCAGAAGGAATCAAGTATCGAGTCTGGAACTGGGCGCAAGTCCAGATAGGTCAAGGCACGACCAAAAAGAAAATCGAGATTTCTCCTCAAGGTAAAACGTCGTTGAAGTTTGGCGATCCTCCGCTCGGCCAGGCCGTGCAACTTAGCGGAACGTCCAAGGTCGGAGACACCATCGTCTTGTTCAAGATGATGTCTACAGACGGAAGGCCGTGGTTCGTATTTAGCGGAAGCGTCGCCGCACACAACCTCATGCTTGAGATCGTCTCCAGCGAACTCAACGTGCAGATGTCGAGCGGGAACAAGCTGGTATACACGTATCAAGTCGAGCCGCGAAAGATCCGGTACGACGGCGGAGTCGTCATCGAGCCGTGGACGGAGATGAAGAAGGGATACGCGCTCAACACGTATGAGATCAGCGGCGCGGTGGACGCTTGGGGTCACGGTCAGGAACTCGAGTTTCAGGATCTCGGAGAACTCGTGCCGGCTGCCATCGAGGGTTACGTAACCGCAACGCTCACCGACATCGGGACCGGGACCGATGACGCGACCTACATCTTCGAGGCGGCGAACCCGATGAAACCGGAATGCGACGCCGGCGATACGCCGACCGATGCGCCGTCCGGCATCCTCAAGCGAGGTCTCTGATGCTGACACGGAAAGCACTGCGGCCGGTGTTGAGCAGGATCATCGCCTGCGGAAGCGGCGAGACGATCGTGGTTCACGCGATGTATTTCGCAAACACGACCGCAGCCGCTCGGACGTTCCGCGTCCATCATCTGTCGCAGGCCGATTCCGCGACTTCAGACAACGCCATCTTCTACGACGTACGCCTGACCGCAAACTCGACGCTCGTCGATTCGACTCGGATCATGCTGAACGAAGGCGATCAACTCGTCGGCGTCTCGGATGCCGCCGGCGTGACCTGCACCATCTACGGCGTCAGGTCGGCATGACCGGAATCGCCGCGGCCTTGATGTGCTGCTGCGCCGATCGCGGCGGCGACGAAGATCCGTGGCCGGAGAGTCCATGTCCGGCTTGCGCTCCGTACGTGGACATGACCTGGGATGGTTCTGTCGAAGTCGAGTCGCAGTGCTGTGACAAGGTGTTTAATCAATGCGTGCCTCCTCACAGGTGCCGACCGTGCGAGGCGCATTTCCAGTTCGGCGGCGATTTCTGCCGCGACTGTCCCGGCCACGGTTGCTTCCTTCAGAAGGTGAATCGCAAGTCGTTCCGCGTGTCCGCGATGCGCCTGTTCGCGCGACCCGGCATCGCGTCGCGATGCCAGTGGATTGGCGTCGGCCAGCCGCAGTTCTTTGACATCAACTGGTGCTGCACGTCCGCACCTCCGGATATCTCTCAATGCTCGCACGGCGACACGATCCCATACTTCGGACTAGGATCGGTCCAGTTCAAGGCGAACATCTCATGCCGCCTGTATCCGACCGAAGGATATGTCGGCGAGTTGTGGGTGCGGTTCGGGAACCAAAGATGCCTTCGGCTCGATCCGTGGAAACTCCTTTTGACGTTCATCCCTCCGGCCGGCGGGAACATCTGCGCGGCGTGTCCTGATTTCCTGACGCACGGCAAATGGAAACCGATCAGGAACATGTCGCCTTTCACGCTGCGAAGCACGTGCAACATCTTCCCGAACTACGGTCCGGTTCCGGGACCGTTCAATCCGGGTTGCGGAAGTTCGGATCTCGATCCCGTTCCGTGGTCTGCCTTCGATCTCGGGAGCGTGATCACGCTCAAGGCTCCGACGCCATGACGTGCAAGCATCTTGATGACCGGACTTGCAAGCTCGGCCTTTGCGGAGGCGTGCCGGCGCTGTCATGCTGCGAACGATGCGAGTCGTACGAGGGACCGAAACGAGGACTCGGCGACGTCATCCAGATGGTGACTCGAGCGACCGGAATCGAGAAGGTCGTTCATGCCGTCGCCGGCAAGGACTGCGGCTGCGGCAAGCGACGTACGGCTCTGAACCGGATCATGCCGTTCGGATCTTCGGAACCGGAAAGGTAGGATGGTGGAATGGCGGTAACGCTCACAGGCACAGGCGGTCTTTTCACGCGGCTCGGCAAACTCTTCGGCCTGGCGAAGACGATCCGGCAGCACCAACAGGCGATCGCGCCGACCGCGGCGACATCGACGAGCGGCGTCCGGACCATCTACTCGGTCTACGCCTCGACGACGGGGACGCTGCCGATGGCGACCGATCTGGTTCAGGCGGTGTCGAACGAGGAGATGGTCGCCGGCGCGAGCCTCTCGACGCTGCTCAACCTGAAGGCCGCAGCCGAGCGGACGCTTATCGAGATGGTCGACGCAGACACGAAGCTCCCGGCAAAGACCGTTCCGGAAGCGATGCGAGAGCTAGCGTTCCAGATGAACCGCGACGGCGAGAAGGTCGCGTTGTCGTCGTTCACTCTCGGATCGACCGCGTACAACGCGGCAAACACGGGAAACTCCGTAGTCGTCGTCTCGGACGAGGCTCCGAAGATCATCAAGAACAACGTCGTATTTTCAAACAAGGTCGCAGGCCAGCCGTACCTCCGAGCCGAGACGCTGACGTTCTCATGCGCTGAGGACACGAAGACCGCTGGAGTCGCGAGCGGCTCCGAGGTCTGGACAGTCACGGGCGATCGCTCATTCCCGAACCTCGATCGGCGATGGCGAGCCGGCAGCGGAACCGCGATGCGGATCAATGCGACCTGCGGCGATCAGGATGCAGGCGGATCTCCTGGGCTGAACCTGCTAACGAACTCCGACTTCGAGGTGTTTGAGTCCGACGTTCCGGTCAACTGGGAACTCGTGACTGGAACGGCGACGACGCACGTGACGAGCAGCACAACGGCCCAGCGCGGATCGGCATCGTTGAAGTTCATCGGCGACGGCTCGACGCTGACGAAGATCCGACAGCGGACGAACTACGGCAGCGGCACCTACGGCAAGCTCAAGGGCGACACGCTGTACCTGCTCTCGGCGTGGCTGCGGAGCGATGGAACCTCATTTGGCGGAACGCTGCGGATCTCGTTCCGAGATCAGACCGATACGGTCCTCGGCACGATGACGGTATCGGTCAACTTCGCCAGCCTGACTACGTCGTTCGTGCGCTACGGCTTCGCGGTCATCTCGCCGGTGAATATTCCCGACCAGGCATATTTAGTCATCGAGTTGACCACGGCAGTCAGCGCGACCGGCTCTATCCTCATTGACGAGGTGACGGTCTGCGAGATGCAGCGACTCGCAGCCGGCGGTCCTGGTGTCGCGATCGTCGCCGGTTCGACGGACAGCCGACGCGGCGATCTGGCAACGGTCGCGATCTCGGCGAGCGTAGTCGGCGAGATGAACCTTGAACTCGATCGCATGTTCGGCCTGTACGAGACCGGGATATTCCTCCCGAGCGGTACGGGAACGAACGTCACGGTCGCCGACGCATTGATCTCGTGAGACTGAGCCTGTAGGATTCCGCAGCCGACCGGCGCATACGCCGACCATCCATCCGACCGGAGCCTCATCCCCTCCGATGCTGCCTCTGGCAGCAGTCATCTCCCGGCCTCGCGTTCCTCAGGACGCGGGGCCGGTTTATTGACGCTCAGACGCGTTGCTAGCAGCCGGGAGCCTGTCCGGCCCGGCCCGGCCCGGACGCGTCAGAAGCCGTTCCCGAGGCGTAGTTATCCGGACGTTTCCGGTACTGGCGGATTTAGTGCGGCAGACGGGTTGACAAGGCCGAAGAAGGCCGTACCATTCACCCGTCGGCCTGATGAGCCGACCGCCGCGGGATTCGCGGCGAACTGGAGATGACCGATGAAGAAGAACACCTGGCGACAGGACACGCTCGCTCGCGACCTTCGCGACGCGTGCAGCGACATGCGGCGATGGATGCAACTTGATCCGACCGACCTCGCGCAGATGTCGAGCAGCGACCTGCTCGCGATGGCGGATGTCGCGATGCGTGTCTATGACGCGACGCACCTGGTCATCGACGAGCGTCGCGCTCGCGAGCAGGCCGCTCGCATCGGAGGGACCGTCGATGTCAACGCCTGACCTGATCCTCTGCGGCCTCGCTGCCGTGATCCTCGTCCCGATGGCATTCCTCCCGTTCCTCGTCGCGGCCGGCGAGCGAGACGGGATCGTCAAGACCGGCCGCTCTGGAGATGACCGATGAAGTCTGACAAGAAGGAACCGCTCGCGGCGGCGTTCGCCGCAGCACTTGCCGAGATGCCGTCGCCGGCGCTCGACAAGGTGAACTCGGCGTTCGGCCGGTTCAAGTACGCAAGCCTCGGATCGTTCCTCGAAACCTGCCGACCGCACCTCGCGAGGTTCGGCCTCGGACTCGCGTCGGATTTCGAGCCGATCGCGGACGGGAATCTGATGTGCTGGACTGTCATCCGCGACGCGACCGGCGAAACGCTGCGGCTGGCGCCGGTCCCGGTCAAGGTCGATCTCGCGAAGCCGCAGGCGACCGGGTCGGCGATGACATACGCCAGGCGGTACAGCCTGTCGGCGGCGCTCGGAGTCGTCGGCGACGAGGACGACGATGGCAACGCCGCGAACGAGCCGAAGCAGGTTCGTCAGGTCTCGATGCCGCAGGCTCACGCGGCGACGGCGAAGCCGGTTGCGAAGCCGGTCGCGAAGCCGGTCGCGAAGCCGGTCGAACTCGGCGTCGAGCTTGATGATGGATGGGAACGCGTCACGATCGCCTCGGTCGAGACGAAGGACGGCCAGTCGGCCAAAGGACCGTGGCGACTCTACAGCGTTCACACGAGCGGCGGCGAGCGGTTCTCGACGTTCTCCGCGACGCATGGCGGACGAGCGCTCGAACTGGTCGGCGTCGAGGCTGACGTGCTCGTGAAGGAAACCGACCGCGGCATCGAGTTGCTCGACATCCGCGGCGCGAAGTCGATTGCGAAGCCTGTCGCGAAGCCGGTCGCAACGGCGACCGCAAAGGAGGACGACGATGGAATCCCTTTCTGATGACTCGCCGTCGATCTCGCCGGAGCAGTTCGCCGCTCGGTTCGGCATCAGCCGCGACACCGTCTATCGCTGGATCAAGCAAGGCCGGCTTGATCCGATCCCGATCGGGCCTCGCGTCTGGCGGTTCCGTCCGTCGCAGGTTGAGGCGTTCATCAACGAGCCGAGGCGCGAGACGCAGTACGTCCACATTGACGAGAACCCAGGAACCGCCTGGGCAAACCGAAACGAGGTGAACCGATGAGACTGATCGACATCAGCGCAGACATGCAGGCGCTCGACGACCTGCTCGCCGAGGTCGGCGGCGACGTTTCCGATCCGAAGGTCGCCCAGATCGTCGACGCTTGGTTCAACGAGCTTGACCACAGCCTGACGGCCAAGATCGACAACTACGCGGCGCTCATCTCGACGATGCGAGCACGTGCAGACATCCGGAGAGCCGAGGCCGAGCGGCTCGCGCGTCGCGCCCAGGTTGACGAGGCGTCGGCCGACTGGCTCGCGTCAAGGCTGCTCGCCGCTCTCGACTCGCGAGGTATGAGAAAGGTCGAGACTGATCGGTACGCGGTCTCGGTCGTCGGCAACGGTGGAAAGGCTCCGCTCCTCGTCGACGGCGACGTGCCGGCGGAGTTCCTGAAGACCGTCACGAAGGTCGAGCCGGATCGGGAACGAATCCGGCTTGCCATCGAGGCCGGTCAGGATGTACCGTTCGCCAGACTCGGCGAGCGCGGGAAGCGCCTCGCCATTCGCTGACCTCTCACCCGGCCCGGCTGCTCGCGACGCTCTTCCGCGACGGCCGGGCCGGTCCTTCGGAACGGATGACCGCAGGAGATGACCGATGGAACGATGGATTCCCGTAGACGTTGACCTCTTTCGGAAGCCGAAGTTTGTAGCACTATGCCGGACTATGCAAGTCGGCCGGTTCGAGGGAGCCGGTCGCGTGCTCGCGATCTGGTGCTGGGTTCAATCCTACGGGCCGCAGACGACGTTAGACGCGTCCGCGGTCGATGAGGCGACCGGGACACCTCCCGGCACTACAGACGCTCTAATCGCCTCTGGATGGGCCTCGGCCAACAAGCGGTCCGGAACGATCCGATTCTCGTGGCCCGGCGAGACGCTGGCGGAGATCCGGGAGCGGCGGTCTGAAGCCGGCCGGCGAGCCGTCCGTGCTCGCTGGGATCGAGTCCGTGCCGAGCAGGCTGACGGATGCGATGCCGATACGGGCGTATTACGGGCGAACTACAAGACTGAGAGTAAGACTAAGACCAAGACAGAAAACCAAGGACTGGAGCCTATCGGCTCCAGTCTTGTCCCGGTCGATGCCGAAACGCCATCGACCGCGACCGACAGCGACCGGAGACCGCCGCGAACCGTTGCCATCGGATGGCATCCGGAAGACGGGTTTGCCGGCATCACCGACGCCGATCGGCGTGCCTGGGCTGCGGCGTATCCGGCGGTCGACATCGACGCCGAGCTCGCGAAGTCTCACGCATGGCTCGCGGCCGAGGCTCCGTCCGGTCGATGGCGGAACGTACGGGCCGGCCTGCGGCGCTGGATGGCACGGAGTCAGGCGTACGCCGATCGCCGTTCTGCCGGGCCGCAGTTGACGAAAACAAACCTGGGAGGCACACTGCCGCTCGGATGCTGGATCGACGCCCAGGGCGTCGCACGAACCGCGAGCGGTGCTCCGCTCGACCGTTGACAGGAGATGACACGATGAAACCGGATGACCGACGCAGAATCCTACGGGCCGAACTCGCCGCTCTTGGCGTGCCGGCGGACGACGTAACGCATCGACTGCTTGAGCGCGACGACTGGCGCGGCGAGCCGGATCTTGGGGCAATGCTCGCCGTCGATACGATCCTCGCGCTCCGCGACCAGGTCGCAGCGTGCCGAACGATCATCGAATCGACCGATCGCGAGAACGATCGGCTCCGATCCGCAGCGGTGAAGACCGCCGCGGAGATTGAGGAGATCACGCGGCAGATCGAGATCCTGCGGGACATGCTCCCGGAGGAGGTGACCGATGTCTGAGCCGCTTACGCCACAACGGAACCTCGAACGCGTGCTTGGACTCTGGCCGAGCGCCGGCCTGACCTCGGACTGGAAGAACCTGTTCCTCAGCCGCTTCCGAAACGTGAACCAGGAATGGCTTCGCGAGGCGATCGAAAACGTCAAGTTTGCGAAGGGAAGTCACGTTCCGGAGCTGAAATGGTTCCTCGACGAGTTCGAGGGAATCCGTCGGCACGCAGGCAGCGTTGCACGTGAGGAGCCGCAGACACTGCAGCAACGAGCCGAGCGTCGCGAGCAGGAACGCGAACGCGAGCGCATCGAGGTCGAGGCAGAACGCAGGCAGATCCGGCGAACGATGGCCGGCCTGCACGCATCGACGCTCGACCGCATACGTGACACGATGCGGAACACGCGGTTCCTCGCGTCGCTCTGCGGTTCGCTGGAAGGCGAGGTCGAGGCGTGGCCCGACTTCGCTCTCGGCATGGCTCACGCCGTCGCGACTCGCGACGGCCTGCTTGGAGGTGACGCATGAACCTAACGCCAGGAAGCAAGCACGAGCGCACGTTTATTGAGGCTGTTCGGCTGGAGATCGCCGGTGGACGGACGCAGTTTGATCGCGAGACGGTTCAGCGCTTGATCCTTGCCTATTACGCCGAGGCGTATCGGTTCAACTGCCTTGCGCTCGACGTGGCCTACGACATCGAGATTGACGATGAGCATCTCAACACGATGTATCGCGAGTTCACGTCCACGCGTAACCGCGTGGCCGAGGTCGACGCCGTGGGCATCCGTGACCAGATCGACCGCGAGGACGCAAAGGAGCGGTTCGATGTCTGACATTGTCGATCGCCTGCGAGCGATGGCCGGTCCGATCGTTCCGAACGTCTGCACGGAAGCGGCCGACGAGATCGAGCGGCTACGCGAACTTCTCAAAAACTCTTATGGGTTCACCAAAACGCTTACCGCCGAGCGCGACGAGGCGAGGCGGGAAGTTTTGCTATGGATGAAGGAGCGGTGTTCTTGGACAGAACTGTCGCAGGAGATCAAGAAGCGAGGCTGGGACTGCTTCAAGGAGGACGGCAAGTGAACGACAGCGACATACAGGTCATTGGATGGACGGTTCCACTCTCGGCCATCGACGCACTGCGATCAAAGTATGAGCGACGCGACTGGTTCCAGCGTGCATCGATGGTCTGTCTTTCGATCGTTGCCGCGAAGAATGCCGGGATCAATGTCGGCGATCTTCTTCAGCGATGGGCGGCAGCACACAACGATCGGAAGCAAGGTCGTTCCAGAGAGGTTCTGAAACGCTTGCGAGACATCGAGCAAGAGGCAATATCCATCTTCGGCGAAGCGGTAGAACTATGCATCTCCGATCCTCCGCTGCTCAGCACCGCTCGATGCAGGACGGTCGAAGCCAGACAAGAACTTCTTGGTGATCGTTGGCACGTGTTTACGGAGGACCGCAAGTGAACGACGTTGAAGCGTTGCTTGCGCACCTGTCCACGTGCCGTATCGCGTACGAGCAGGCGATCAAGGATCGCGATGCGGCGCGACTCGCGTACTGCCGCGACGCGTTCTACCTCGTCGGAGACGAGGACGAGCAACGGCAACTCACGCCGCAGGAGATAGCCGGACGCCAGGGCTGGCCGTGGCCGATTCCCGGATCGGAGAGCGCACGATGATCGCCCGATACCCTCGAAGGCCGGAGGTGACCGGCCATGGTTCCGATTGGCTGCGAGGAGGAGGACCCCTTTGATGCGGTCGCCGACATCCTCTCCGACGCGTTCCTCCTACGAGGAGCCGGCGGACGCGCAGCAACGGCCGCGCGATCTGCTCCCGGTTCTCCTGCGCGCCGGCGCTGACCGGATCTCAACTACGGCTCCGGCCATGGATGCGCACGCCCGGATCATGCGGCAGGCCGCCGACGAGATCGAAGCTCTCGCGATCGAGGTCAAGGCCGCGACGATCTCGCTGGAGATATCGCAGCGGCAACTGGGAGAACTCGAACGGATTCAAGGCGCATGAGCGAACGCGTGTACGTCACCGGCAAGTACCGAGAAGCAGCCTTGCGCAAACCGCAATGGTGCATCGAGCACGCCAAGCGAGCCGGCATATCGAGACAGTGGCAGTTCCTAGAGGAGCCGCACGAAATCGGCGATTGGGGCGAGGCGGCGTTTTGCCAGTTCCTGGGGGTCGATCCAGACCGCGAGATGTTCAAGGCCGATCCGCGCCTGCCGGATGTCTGCGGCATTGAAGTCAAGACCACGATTTACCGGCATGGGCACCTGCTCGTGATGCAACAGGTCGCTACCGCTGAACACGTGCTCGCCTATCTCGACGCAGACCGCGAGTGCGTGGATCTACTGGGCTGGATCACGCCGGCAGAGATCAATGACGACGTACGCTTCCCGATGCAGACGCGCGGAAAGGCTCCGCCTACGCGTTGGATTCCCGCATCGGCGCTAAACGACGACATCGGAGCACTACGTCGCCTCGTGTATGAGCGGAAGGACGGCATCCTGATATGAGCAACCGCGAGGAGTTCCCGTGCTGGATCGCCTGCGACGGCAAGGGACCGCTCGCGTATGAC